CTTTTGCTTCTTACTTTTGGGTAGGCTACGCCTACCCGAAAAGTAGGATACGGTCGTTTTCCGGATTTTTCAATATTCCTACGAACTCCCTGCGGTCGTTTTCCGGATTTTTCAATATTCCTACGAACTCCCTGCGGTCGTTCTCCGGAATATAAAAGAAACCCTACGTCGTGGCCTTCGGCCACTCCTCCGGATTTTTCAATAATGTAACACTTCACTCATACAGTTCCCCCCGTTGACCCGAACCCACCCGTTCGCGCCGTCTTCGTCAAATACTTTTCGTCATTTAATATACTTACATATATTGGTGAAAGACAAGGGTGACAAATTTGCACTAGTCTCGTACCAGCTGCAATTTTATACGGTGTCTTACTCTCTCCCGCCTCCGGTAAATACCGGAAGGCGCTCAATAGATTGTTTCTATATCCGGAATCAATTACACCAACATGATTCGCCATCATTAATTGTGTTTTTGCAATACTGGAACGAGGGTATAAATAGTAGCCCGTTGATAAATATTCTTCGAAAGAATTCATACCAATATTATTAAAATCGATTTGGGTGTCGGGGGTGGCATTCGATTCACCTCCCACAATCGGGTTGCTATTATTTACAATATTCATACGAGCTCCCTCCGGTCGCTCTCCGGATTTTTCAATATCACTCTCTTCCAATGCATTGTAAGACGGGCTTTCCGGTTCAGTATCATCTCTCAATTCTAACTCTAGATTACTATTTTCTCTTGACTTGGGTAAAAATTCCCACATTTGTGTCCGTAGACGTAAGTCGACCATCTTTGTTTGAAAGGGTGTGTCGAACTCTGTATCATCCGGGATGAATAGGTCGAATCCGGCATTTGGATAGAAGTTGTTATCTAAACTTGCATTGTGTTTTTCTACATGTTCTTTGTATAACTTTAATAGGTCGGGTCTGTCGCTATCTATGAAAATTTCCAATAGAATGAATCTCATCGTTTTTTTATAAATAAAGACTAATTCTTTATATTGAAGAACACCCCAGTAAAACCACCCGTTGAGTCGCTGTCATTATCTTTCAATATTTCTACAAACTCCCTCATTGGGGGCGAAGCCCCCAGTGACCCCCCTTTTGCTTCTTACTTTTGGGTAGGCTACGCCTACCCGAAAAATAGGATACGGTCGTTCTCCGGATTTTTCAATATTCCTACGAACTCCCTGCGGTCGTTCTCCTGAATATAAAAGAAACCCTACGTCGTGGCCTTCGGCCACTCCTCCGGATTTTTCAATATTTCTATGTCGTGGCCTTCGGCCACTCCTCCGGATTTTTCAATATTTCTACGAACTCCCTGCGGTCGTTCTCCTGAATATAAAAGAAACCCTACGTCGTGGCCTTCGGCCACTCCTCCGGATTTTTCAATTTACAAAGAAGCATACATACACGCCAATTTGCTCAAATTTTGTATGTATTTAATAGAATGGTTCCGATTCACTTCATTCATTTCACGCAATGGTTGACGGAACTCGTCAATAAACTTCATTATTTCATTGTATTGTTGAGACTCTACTAAATCATTGGCATAGTCTTTGTTAAAAAAAAAATCAATATCCCCATTGTCCACTGCATCCCCATATCTTTGATATATATGTGAGTTCCACATTCGAATAATGAGGGTTGGGTTTGACTGTTTTATCGTTTCGAAACCTGTTTTAGCGACCTGAATTTCCCTTTTTTCTGGAAAAATACTTATAATATCGTCTAAAAAATCCATAAAATGTGTATTAAATGTTCGCATAATAGTAGACTTGTTCATTTTGCGTTCTTTGAAAGATTTATGTGAAACTTTTTAAGTTGTTTATTGAAAAATCCGGAGGAGTGGTCGAAGGCCACGACGTAGGATTTCTTTTATATTGCGGAGAGCGACCGAAGGGAGCTCGTAGAAATATTGAAAAATCCGGAAATCGACCGAATCCTACTTTTCGGGTAGGCGCAGCCTACACAAAAGTAAGAAGCAAAAGTCCTACTTTTCGGCTAGGCTATGCCTAGCCAAAAGTAAGAAGCAAAAGGGGTTTCACTGGGGGCTTTGCCCCCAATGGGGGTTTCACCCCCAATATTCCTACGAACTCCTTACAGTCGTTCTCCGGAATATAAAAGAAATCCTACGAACTCCCTACGGTCGTTCTCCGGATTTTTCAATAAGGGAGTTCGCAGGATTTCTTTTATATTCCGGAGAACGACTGTAAGGAGTTCGTAGGAATATTACATATACATAAATACAATCAATATATTCATTCATATAATTTACAATATTTCTACGAGCTCATTTTATTCGCTCTCCGCAATATAAAAGAAATCCTACAAACTCCCTACGGTCGTTTTCCTGATTTTTCAATATCTCTACGACCTCATTTTATTCGCTCTCCTCAATATAAAAGAAATCCTACAAACTCCCTACGGTCGTTTTCCTGATTTTTCAATCACTCGAATGACCGATATATTTTATGAAGAAGAACAGTATTTAAATTTAATAAGAACTATATTGAAAGAAGGTACACGAGAAAACACGAGAAACGGAGTGACAATGAGTATATTTGGTCATTCCATGCGGTTTTCTTTGAAAGACGGTGCTCTCCCACTGATTACAACTAAAAAAACAGCCTGGAAAACATGTCTGAAAGAACTACTATTTTTTATTCGAGGAGAAACAGACAACCGTATTTTGAAAGAACAAGGGGTGTATATTTGGAATGCGAATTCTACCCGTAAATTTCTAGATGATAACGGCCTCTCCCACTATCCAGAAGATTGTTTAGGTCCAGTATACGGGTTTCAATGGAGAAACTGGAACGGGAATTATGATATTTCAAAATCCAGAGGAGTGGTCAAAGACCACGACATGGGAATTCATTTATATTCCGAAGAGCGACCGAATCTTACTTTTCGGGTAGACATGGCCTGCCCAAAAGTAAGAAGCAAAAGGGGGGTCACTGGGGGCGAAGCCCCCAATGAGGGAGTTCTTAGTAATATCAATACACATATAAAAAGATGTACGGAGCCATTGACAGAGCCATTGAAGGACCCCTTGACAGAGCCCTTGCTAGAAATACCTACTAAAGTAGAAAGAAAGGGAAACGGAATCGACCAACTTGCCAATATTATATCTTCTTTGAAAGACCCCTTATTGAGAACTTCGCGAAGACTCATATTGTCAGCTTGGAATCCAGAACAAATCGGAGATATGGTTCTTCCACCGTGTCATGTAATTGCACAGTTCAATGTCAAAGAAGACAAATATCTTTCATGTTGTCTTTTTCAAAGAAGTGGGGATGTAGGACTAGGGGTACCATTTAATATTGCATCGTACGCATTTCTAACCCATATTTTAGCAAAACATTGTGGGCTAGTAGCAGAAGACTTTGTATATTTCTTAGGGAACGCTCATATTTACGAAGAACATATAGAAACACTTCAAACACAATTAAAAAGAATCCCTTATTCATTTCCAACCATTGAAATATCCCAACTGCGCGAAAATATAGAAGACTACCAGGTAGAAGATGTGAGATTTATCAAAGAATATCAACATCATGATACATTAAAGATGGAAATGAAAGCATAGTATTTTATCCATTCACCAACCCGATTATTTTTCAAAAATCATACGTCGTGGCCTTCGGCCACTCCTCCGGAATATAAAAGAAATCCTACAAACTCCCTCATTGGGGGCGAAGCCCCCAGTGAACCCCACTTTTGCTTCTTACTTTTGGGTAGGCTACGCCTACCCGAAAAGTAGGATACGGTCGTTCTCCGGATTTTTCAATATTTGATGAACGTATAAATATTTTCTTTGATAAAGGGTGTAATATAAAGTAAACAATTTTATATTATAGATATTATGCAAGTTAAATCTTCTATTTTAAGCAAATCCGAAAAATCAAGAGAAGTGCTCAAAGACCACTACATAGGAGTTTTTTTATATTCCGGAGAACGTCCACAGGGAGTTCATAGGAATATTGAAGATAATATACTCCCCCTTCCGTCCATAAAACAAAATTACACACCTATTCCATTATTTTCAAGTCCAATGTACGAGGATAATACTCCAGTGCCTCTATACGGAATCGTCAATGTTACAAATGTATATAATAATGTTTCTTACGCCGGACGGTTAGTATATATATATGATACGATAACTTATAGAGTTTTACTTCCAGAGGGTGAAAAAATAATAATACGTAGAGACAGTAGTAATAAATTCATGTTTACAAAAACAAAAAACTCTGAAAAATCAAATATTGCAAAACCAATAGAATTGGTTGAGAAACCCACCGGCAACTTATTTCCAAAACAAGGTCAAATACTCCATATTATACCCTATAGTTTGACATTTCTAAATTCGGAATTCAATAATATTACCTTGGATGAAAACCAGTTTGAAAATGTAGAATTCGTCGATTTTACTATGAGTAAGAGCGGTCATTACAATAGTACATTTGTATATAGAGTGAAAGAAATAAAAAACGGAGAAGAAAAAATAAAGATATTTAACAGTGGTGAATTTTTGTTCAAAAAGATTCGTTAGAAATCGCCAAATAAATAGAGCTCAGAATGAAGCCCCGAATGTAGACCCAGTAAAGTTCGCCGGTTGAGGTTCAGGTATGTAATAGGACTCCATTTGCGGTTTACCGCCCCCCATACCAGTTCCTGCATTCATGGGGGATATAGGTGCAGGTGGAAACACCCCACTTTGATTATTGTCCAAGTGGTCTGCTGAACTGGGAGAATGCCCATTTCCCGTGGATGACATTCCGCTTTTCTTTGGATAATACTTTTTATCACTACTAGTAGTCCCTTCCCACATATCCACTATACGTTCATATAGAATATTTGTCTTAATACCAATCTTTGTTTGTAAAGAGAGTACTATAATCATAAATGCGAGTATGACATTCGTTATTGTTAAACTTTCATATTTATATTTACTAAATGTTGGTATATAGGTAATTATTCGGTGAATCAATATAATACCGACAAATATAATCACCAACTGTAATATTATTTCTACTAAAATTTCCAAACTACCTTTGTCTAAATCTGGTTCAGGAATGAATCTTTGAATTGTTTTATTAAGAACGACTATAGGAACTATGGCAGTAACTCCGTATTGGACAGCGTTATATATCTCCGCTTTCCCCTCTTCGGTGAAAGAAAATACATGATTTAAAAATGTTTGTGTGTTTGAATGGTCGATGATTGTGCCCCCGAGTGTTTCCATTACCTATATATAGATATATAGTACATTTGAAAAAACAGGAGAGGGGTCGATATTCCTACGAGCGTCCTGAAAGGAGCAAAAGAAGGGGTGTTCTATCCGGTTAGATGATATACATTCCTTATCCAAAGAAATAGGAAGGCATGTCATGTTTCACCCATTTTTCAACTATTTCTACCCCCTGGTCGATGAATTTTTTTCTAGCTTCTATATTTGAATAAATAGTAAAATCCATCGTACTTGTAGTGTCCTGTTCTAGTTCAAATAAATATCTTATATACTTACTATTATTAGTATCATTAGTTATATTATCTAGTGATACTTTACTCAATATATTCTCAATCAACTCCTGAAAGAATGAAAATATGTTATAATTATCTACCATTAAATACTTGGTTTTATTTGGAATAACATATTTTTTTAAACGTATCGAAAGAATATTATTGGACACATCTGGGTCCAAAGAACGAATCCCTGAAATACACATATCTATCGGATTATTCAAAAGAAACCCGCCGTCCACATAAAGTTCTTCATCTTTGAATATTGGACCTAAGAAAGGGAATATTGCAGACGATGCGTACATCGCTTCTACCATCGTCCAGTGGGGATGTGTTTTATATGACAGGTCGGTGAGCTGAAACCCAAACACCTTTGTAGTAAAGAAATGGAGTTCAACCCCGGTCACTTGATAAAACTCTAACATGGTTATACGTGGTGACAGGTCCTTACCGGTAAATAGGTTATAGAAATACTCTTCTATTAGTTTCAATGTAAAGAACCCGCAGTTCTGTACACATCCGAGCAAGGTAGATACTTCAAAATTGATTAGCTGTTTTAATGGCCGATTTATCATGAAATTGTCGATGATTTCCCATTCATAGTCCAAACATAAAATAGTGGCTAAGATAGAACCGATTGAAGTGGCATACATAGTCTTTATACTCGATAGTTCCCATATACCTTTCTGATGGAGTCTTTTCAATACACCGTAGTATGAAAATCCATAGATGTTACCACCGGAAATAACTATATGTTGGACTTCTTTGATATTCGGGGGGTCTGGGGTTTCGGCGGGTTCTTTGATACCATTTTCATTAACGCCTCCTTCACTACTAACTTGTGGGTGACTTTCAGAGGTGTTTAACATAGAAGCGGTAGAACTCATTTATATAAGTATACACACATATTGCTTTTACACCTTTTTTGACAAATCCGTCTATATATCATCCGTGCAAATATTCCTACGAGCTCCCCCATTGGGGGCGAAGCCCCCAGTGACCCCCCTTTTGCTTCTTACTTTTGGGTAGGCTGCGCCTACCCGAAAAGTAGGATACGGACGTTTTCCGGATTTTTCAATATTCCTACGAGCTCCCTTCGGTCGCTCTCCGCAATATAAAAGAAATCCTACAATCTCCCTTCGGTCGATTTCCGGATTTTTCAATATATAACTAGAATATAACTACTATGTCACAAATTATCGAAATTTTATTTAGGAATCACAGTTCTCAGTTTAGATTGGTTTTTATTGGGGCTCTAGTCGTAGTTTTTACGGCATTAACCGTATGGTGTTACTACAAATACGCAAAACCTGAAATGAGTGCATCTATTGCGAATCAGTCAAATATACCAAATAACGGCACTAATCAAGAAATTCGAATATATTTCTTTAACGTTGACTGGTGTCCACATTGTGTAAAGGCCAAAATCGAATGGCAAAAGTTCTGCGAAAAAAGAGACCAGACCCAATATAATGGGTATAATATAGTATGTGTAGGAGGGGTAGACGGTGTCAACTGCACTAACTCAGACGACCAAAATATCATTGAATACATACAGAACTATAATATAGAACATTATCCCACAATGAAAATGGTGAATGGGTCGACCGTCGTTGATTTTGATGGTAAAATCACTTATGATAATTTAGAGACTTTCATCGATAATGTATTGAAAAATTAAGGCTATGTCTAACCAAAAGGGGGGTCATTGAAAAATCAGGAAAACGACCGTATCCTACTTTTCGGGTAGACGCAGCCTACCCAAAAGTAAGAAGCAAAAGGGGGTTCACTGGGGGCTTCGCCCCCAATGGGGGAGTTCGTAGGATTTTTCAATGAAGGAGCTCGTAGGATTTTTCAATGAAGGAGCTCGTAGAAATATTTGGAAAGTGATGATAAAATTGAATTTATTATTCAACCATTAGCCCAACTAATTCAAAACAAGAGAAATAATATAAAAGATTATCTTTCCATATTCTTACAAGCTCCCTTCGGTCGCTATTTCGATATTCTTACACGCTCCCTTCGGTCGCTCTTTCGATATTTGTTAAAATGGCGTCAATAAATGAAACTATATTCACCAAAGAAACCGAGCCGGCGAGTGAGTGTTTAGTGAGTTCCACTACCATTCCAAATATATCTATAGAATTTGTTCATCCCAAAGAAGACCTCTCTCCAAAAATCACTCTCCACGGGTGTGATATAGAACAAGTAAAAGCCTGTTTTATATCCGCCATCCTCGACAAAGACGAAGAAAATGCTCTTCTTTGGGGTTATGAATTATATTATAGTAATCTGCAATTCGAATCATTTTACATTTTGAATGAACTATATCAATTATTTTATGTAGATAAACATCATTATTATTTCAACGGATATTTACAAACACTGGCAAAAGAATGGGAAGCGAGTAAACGTAAAAATGCTACCATTCTTGGTTCAATAATAAAGAATATCGTACATTTGGATATATCTATTACAGATATGGTGAGTAATAAGAATCCGAATCCCAATATTGAAAAATCAGGAGGAGTGGCCGAAGGCCACGACGCAGGAATTCTTTTATATTCCGGAGAGCGACCGAAGGGAGCTCGTAGGAATATTATAAAGGTATTGAAATATGATGTGGGGTTCCCTGATATAGCCGACTTTACAGAGTTGGCTGGAGACCCGACTCTGTTTAAGAAAATGACTATAGAAGATTTGGGGAAACTAAAGAAGAAACTAAAGAAGCTGGAAACGAAATCGAAAACCGGATATATAATTCCTAAGGTGGTGAAAATACCATTCTATTTATGTGAACTCTTTGAAATTGGAGTCACACCTGAGAGTTTTGTATATACCTCTTTCAAAGACTGGTGTAATATTCATGCAAATACCAGTTCGGTAAAGACGGTTGTTTTACGTATAAAAAAGAAAATACGAAAATAAATATTATTCCTACGAACTCCTTACAGTCGTTCTCCGGAATATAAAAGAAATCCTACGAGCTCCCTTCGGTCGACTTCCGGATTTTTCAATATTACTACGAGCTCCCTTCGGTCGCTCTCCGCAATATAAAAGAAATCCTACGTCGTGGCCTTCGGCCACTCCTCCGGATTTTTCAATATAAAATAAATTCTCAAGATTTTCCAAAAATTGCAGTCAAATCATAGGATGTATTTGAATCTGTTATTGTATCCTCTGTACATATCATATTTTCATATTGATTAATAACAGTATTATTACGAGCTTCCCCATTGGGGGCTTCGCCCCCAGTGACCCCCCTTTTGCTTCTTACTTTTGGGTGGGCGTAGTCTACCCGAAAAGTAGGACTTTTGCTTCTTACCTTTGGGTAGTCGCAACCCACCCGAAAAGTAGGATTCGGTCGCTCTCCGGAATATAAAACATTTTCTACGTCGTGGTCTTTCACCACTCCTTCCGATTTTTCATTTTTCGGTTCAGTTGTATTATTATCACTTATATCTACACTATATTCCATATTTTCGGGTTGAATATTATTATCATTATTACTATGAGCTCCCTGCGGTCGCTCTTCTACCCCTCCATTTTCATTCACTATTTCATTCGACATTTCACTTTCATAATATTCTATATCCTGACTTGTATTACTACTACTAGTGAAAGACTGACCCGTTTTCATCAATATTTGAATCATATTTATGAAAGAACGAATCATCCCATTCGGATGGGCAACTATATTCATGGCCGTTTGATAATTGTATTCTAATAAACAGGTGTCATTTTCTGTATAAAATATGCTATATATCCAGTAAGGAGGTATATATAACATATATCCCTCTACTACTTCGAACTCCAAGAAACGAACTTTATTTATATAAGGTGTGTCATCCAACTGTGGATTCCAACAGTTCATAGGTGATACCAAAAACTCTTTATCAAAGTCCAGTTTTTTCGCATATTTGTAAGGGGCCATTTTTACCATAATGCGCCCACTACTTACATACAGATATTTACGTGTTTGTGTATGAAATCTCATCGGTAATCCAACCCCTTTACTTGCAGTCATCAGGTCGAATGAATGGTTCACACTGAAAGCAGGTCGTAGGAATTTATTTCCGATTTTCGTCATTACGTTATCGATTCCGGTTTCTTCAATAAATTCATTATTACTTTCGCTGAAAAAATGAGGAGCAGTGGTATCTGCCTGGAAGAGTCGGAGTACCTTTTGAAACGGAAGAGGTAGTTTTAAATTGAGGGACGATTTGTCATTTTCTATATTATTATGAGCTCCTCCAGTGAATCCCCCATTGGGGGCTTCGCCCCCAGTGAAACCCCTTTTGCTTCTTACTTTTGGGTAGGCGTTGTCTACCCGAAAATTAGGACTTTTGCTTCTTACTTTTGGGCAGGCGTTGTCCACCCGAAAAGCAGGACTTTTGCTTCTTACTTTTGGGTAGGCGTTGTCTACCCGAAAAGTAGGATTCGGTCGCTCTCCGGCGGGGGTAACTGGGTAGTAGTTGCGAATGTCCTTCACTATCAACACATTTCCATCTTCTTTCTCAATGGTGCGTAGGACTTCTAAATTAATGGGGGTATATTTGCGTATCAGTGGTGCGAAATAGAATATTATAGGTTGTCTTACATCGCATGTATCCTGTAGTGTTTTTGGGTCGGTATATTCTAACTCGTATATTTCCAACTCTGTTGATTTTTTGTATTGATAATTCACATGGACATATAGTAATAATACAAATATAAATATGAAGAATGATATAGTAAAACTCATAATAGTATTTTATCGAATATTTAATATATGAGATATATGTATAATTTTATATATTAAAAAATACGTAGAGCGACCGTAGGGAGTTCGTAGGATTTCTTTTATATTACGGAGAGCGACCGAAGGGAGCTCGTAGAAATATTGAAAAATACGTAGAGCGACTGAATCCTACTTTTCGGGTAGACAACGCCTAGCCAAAAGTAAGAAGCAAAAGTCCTACTTTTCGGCTAGGCTATGCCTAGCCAAAAGTAAGAAGCAAAAGGGGTTTCACTGGGGGCTTTGCCCCCAATGGGGGTTTCACTGGGGGGGAGAAGCCCCCAATGGGGGAGCTCGCATAACTCCTTTCAATATTTCTACGAGCTCCCTTCGGTCGCTCTCCGTAATATAAAAGAAATCCTACGAACTCCCTACGGTCGTTTTCCGGATTTTTCAATAAAAGAACACGTAGTTATTTTCGACACTCAATATATATAATACTCCCTTCAAAATTATCATTCATGCCAATTGATATTAAACGACTTTTAAATTCCGATACTGGAAAAATAGTAATATCTGTTCTTTTGGGATTCGGAATGGCATGTCTTTTCCATAAAGTATGCAAAGACAAAGACTGCATACATTTTTCCGGTCCAGTAATATCCAATATCGACAATAAAATATTTCAACACGATAACAAGTGCTATACATATAAATCACACGCGGTCAAGTGTAACCCCGCTAAAAAAACAGTGGAGTTTACGGCGGGGCATAACAGTGAAAAAGGGGGGGCAGGATTACCCACTATGACGTCATTGGCTTCGAGTTCTTTTATACCCTCGTATTTTACTACTATACAAAAACCGACATAGGATTATCTTTATAATGAATATTTCTACGAGCTCCCTTCGGTCGCTCTCCGCAATATAAAAGAAATCCTACGTCGTGGCCTTCGGCCACTCCTCCGGATTTTTCAATATTTCTACGAGCTCCTCCATTGGGGAGGGGGGCAAAGTCCCCCGTGAAACCCCATTGAAAAATCCTACGTCGTGGCCTTCGGCCACTCCTTCGGATTTTTTCAATCAAGTAGGGTACGTTGTCCACGTTGGGCGCGCGGCGTGAGTGGTGGTGGTATAGGAGGTTTGAAAATAGGAGTCAGTCGACGCCTCTTTCGCGCTAACGGCAAATTAAATATAGTATTAACGGGTGGTGAACGATGTTTTTGAGACGTAGGAATATTTTCGGGTAGTACTGATAAATCCGGCGAGCGACTACTTCTACTCTTTGGTTCGGTTATGCCGACCTGAATGTGAGACTCGAATTGGGTATTTGCCCCTAGTGAGGGAGCTCGTGGAAGTACTGGTGACTGAAGTACTTTCGACATTTTAGGTTTTGAATGCGCCGACTGCGACTTAAGTATAGTAACCGGTTTTTTCATACGCGTCCGTGACTTTGAAGACATCTTCTTTGTACGCGACGACTGTGGTTTTACGACGGGTTCTATCGGTATCAACTGATTGAATGTGATTGGTGAGGACAGACTCTTTAACTTTGATTTCGAACGTATAACACTCGGTTTAACAGGTGAGGTAGACCGCTTCGTCTTGGATGTTCGATAGGATTCACGGGTTGAAACACGTGAGGTTGGTTTAGGTATAGCTAACGGGGGTTCTTCCACGAGCGCCGCTGGGGTGGGAGAATTGGATATGGGAGAAAATTGCTGGTTAGAGAGAGGCGTTGGCAACTTAGAAGTTAACAATAGGTCAATCTGCGAGGTGGATAAAGAGGGGGTAGGGGGTCGAGGAGTTTGTTGTTTTGGGGGAGGTGGAGACGAGAGGGCTGTATTTGACCGAGCGCGGCCGGAATTGGGAAACTCGGAGAGCGACCGAAGGGAGCTCGTAGGCTTTTTTAAACGGTTCGATTTTAGTTTTACGCACCGATTTGTTCTCAGATTCCTATATTCTTCTTCTGTACAACTCCTACGACATCGATTCGTTTTCGGGTTCCTATGTTGTTTTTCAGTGCATTTTTTATGACATCGATACTTTTTACGAGTAACGTTTACATATCTAGTTTTATCCGGTGGACATTGTTTAACGCATTTATTAGTTATTATATTTAACTCCTTCTCAGGCGGGCATTCCTGATTCATGCGTAGAATAGATATAAAATCTATATATACTCTACAAATATTTCATTCATTTTTTTGTATTATTTAGATAGAATTGAAAAATCCGGAGGAGTGGCCGAAGGCCATGACGTAGGATTTCTTTTATATTGCGGAGAGCGACCGAAGGGAGCTCGTAGTGATATTATGAGTTCCATAATTGAAAAATCCGGAGAGCGACTGAAAGGAGCTCGTAGGATTTCTTTTATATTCCGGAGAACGACCGCAGGGAGTTCGTAGGAATATTGAAAAATCCGGAAAACGACCGTATCCTACTTTTCGGGTAGGCTAGGCCTACCCAAAAGTAAGAAGCAAAGGGGGGGGTCACTGGGGGCTTCGCCCCCAATGAGGGAGTTTGTATGACTTCTTTTATATTCCGGAGGAGTGGCCGAAGGCCACAACGTAGTACTTTTATACTATATAACATCACATAAAGTTAACGTTTACCATACCCTACTTCGAGTGGAACACGCGCTAAATCTGGTTCTATAGTAGACATATTCCAAGGACTAATATTTTGCTTTTCGATAATAGGGTCACTTCTCAAGTCATACGACGGATTTTTCAGTGTCTGTCCTATAGTATCAATACCAATATGATAACCGGATTGTAGAAGGTCGGGGGTTTGGATTCCGTCCGCATTAATACCTAAAGGATTCAAAGAAGCCCATTCACTGTTTGTATCTCTGGGTAGAAGGTCGCTAGGGTTTGCGACTGGTTGTGACGAGTAACTATTGCCGGAATTACCAGTATTTACTGTAGTAGATTGAACAGGGGTATTCTGACCACTCGGCGGTTTGACTGAAGGGTTACTGGTCGTAACATCTGTACCGTCTGCCATTCTATCAATAATACTCCCTTTAGATTCAGAATATGAAAATAGTAAAAATAATAAAACCAATGCAACAATTGCTAAAACCCAGCTATTCGAACTAGTAAATACTTTCGTTAAGTTTTTAAAGAACATGTTTATTTATATAAACGTGTGATATTTTGGATTTTATTTATAAAACTGTAAATAACCGATTTATATGGGAACACTGATAATTATCGAAAAATCCGGAGGAGTGGTCGAAGGCCACGACGTATGATTTCTTTTATATTACGGAGAGCGACTGAATACTACTTTTCGACTGGGCTATGCCTACCCAAAAGTAAGAAGCAAAAGTCCTGCTTTTCGGGTAGGCTATGCCTACCCAAAAGTAAGAAGCAAAAGGGGGGCTCTGCCCCCAATGGAGGAGCTCGTATGATTTATTTTATATTTCGGAGAGCAACCCATAGTATTTTTCATGTCGTGTATGCCGACTCAAAAGTAGGATTCGGTCGATTTCCGGATTTTTCAATATTCCTGCGAACTCCCTCATTAGGGGGACAAAGCCCCCAATGAAATCCCCCCTTTTGCTTCTTACTTTTGGGTAGGCATAGCCTACCCGAAAAGTAGGACTTTTGCTTCTTACTTTTGGGTAGGCATAGCCTACCCGAAAAATAGGATTCGGTCGCTCTTTGGAATATAAACACTACAATGGTGAATTTATGTTATACTCAGAATAGTGACCCATCCGACTTATCGGGTATTTCACTACCATATCCTATGAAAGGATTTATATACCCACTATTTGATGTTTGTAATGACCTATATAAAATAAATCCTACGAGCTCCCTCATACCACCTTTTGTTTCTTATTTTTGAGTGAGTACAGCCGTCCCAAAAAATAGAGTAGGTAGCTATTCGGAATATAAAATAAATTTTACAAGTTCCTTCATTGGTGGTGGGCTTTGCCCACCCCCCACCAGTAAAACCCCCATTGGGGGCAAAGCATACAATTAAACCACTTTTGCTTCTTCCTTTTAAGTAGGTATAGTCTACCCGAAAAGTAGAAATTTTGCTTTTTTTATTTTTGGGGCGGCTATTCAGACAAGAAGCGTTCGCCCTCCGCAATATAAAAAATATTGAAAAAATTCGTAAAACGACCGTATCCTACTTTTCGGGTAGGCTACGCCTACCCAAAAGTAAGAAGCAAAAGGGGGGTTTCACTGGGGGCTTCGCCCCCAATGAGGGAGTTTGTAGGAATTCTTTTATATTGAAAAATCCGGAAAACGACCGTAGGGAGTTTGTAGGATTTCTTTTATATTGCGGAGAGCGACCGAAGGGAGCTCGTAGAAATATTGCGGAGAGCGTTCGAATCCTACTTTTGGCTAGACATAGCCTACCCAAAAGTAAGAAGCAAAAGGGGGTTCATTGGGTGCTTTGCCCCCCCAATGGAGGAGCTCGTAGAAATATTCAGGTGAGCTCACTCATTGGGGTTTTAACTGGGGGCTTCGCCCCCAATGGGGGACCTTGTATAAATATCAATGTTTATTGAATCAAATGTAAATTTTTTATTCGTTTTGATTCTAAATAAGAATAAATTGCTAAATTTCTCGCTTCTTTCGACTTTTCTATAACTTCTTTGTAAATATTTGTATAAATCGCATCTCTTTCTTTCAAATTAATTGTTTCTTCTTCGGTATCTATGCTATCCAAGTCAAAGTCCACTTCCATTATTTCATCCTCATCGTCGTTACTTTCTTCGTCACTGTACTCCTCTTCTTCGCTATATTCCTCTATATCCCCTATTTTTTCTGCATGGTTCGGTTGTGGATGATAATTGTCGCGTATATCACCACTTTCCTCCAGTTTTACCTTCGATGATTCTTTGACATTTTTATTTTCAGTAATTTGGTTGGGAGTAGTGTATTTTTCACTACTCTCTTTGCCTAAATCGGGGGATATATGTTTATTTTCTATACTACCCATTGCCCCCCCGCTATCTCCGCCACCTCTACCCACCTCCTTCCCCCCGGTCGGCGGTTCTTTTGTTAAAGAAAGGCCAGTATTATTTCCTAAATAATTCGTATTCAAGCCGGAGGATACAACCGTATTTTTAATCTCAGGTACTATTGAACTTTCATGATTGGCAGACTTGATAACACATTTATCAAATAGTACATTTGGTTTCAATACCATCATCTGTTTGATTTCGATTTCGAGTTGGAAACTCTTGGATGAGCATTTGACCCCTTGTATTTCTAATATAGTAATTGTATTAGTTGTTTCTTTGAACTCGTTAATATCAAATTCAGTCTGGTCTTCGTTGAATATTTTTAAACCACAATTGCCTAAACGTGTGGGTATACTAGTTCGGAGCAAGTACATTTTGCCCGATTTGTATATTTTCAAAGAAGGGGCGAATGAATTTTCTATGTCTTCCAATTCGAGCTGGCTCTCAAACCATTTGTCGCGATTGTGAAATATGGATTCTTGTGCATGTTTTTCTAAATCTTCGACCCATTTGATGAAAGATTCATTGGTGTTTGTAAATACTAAATCACAATACATTTTTTTTCCTCCATGCGTTTTAACAAACCCCTGTTTTGTAGTACATTTAGGAGGTTGGATATATAATGGTTCGTCGTCAGTCATTCGGAATTTAATGAAATAGTTACCCCCGGCCACAATCGTGGGAGTCGTGAGCGAAACTTTACTGAAATCGAATGATTGATTTGGTTCGTAAATACTCATAATGAATTTACTATAGCACGAGTAAAAAATGAAAATAAATGATACGCGCACGAAGAAATAATAGATATAGTCGAAATATTGAAAAATCCGGAGGAGTGGCCGAAGGCCACGACGTAGAATTTCTTTTATATTCCGGAGAGCGACCGAATCCTACTTTTTGGGTAGACTATGCCTACCCAAAAGTAAGAAGCAAAAGGGGTTTCACTGGGGGCTCTGCCCCCAATGGGGGGGCTCGTAGAAATATTACGAGCTCCCTCATTGGGTGGGACCTCGTATGATTTTTGAAAAAATAGTAAGTGTAGTTAGATAAACCACATCAGTGGGGGATTTTTATTGAAAAATCAGGAGAACGACCGTATCCTACTTTTCGGGTAGGCGTAGCCTACCCAAAAGTAAGAAGCAAAAGGGGGGGTTTCACTGGGGGCTTCGCCCCCAATGAGGGAGTTCGTAGGATTTCTTTTATATTGCGGA